GTTAAACTGTCTTCTATAGTTTCTTAAGCATTCTAGTCCATACTTAGTAGTATCTTCATTAAAGAAAGTATTTGGCAGCATTCGTCTCACTGCCTGTATACCGTCTTCTACAGGTAGTTTTGGTGCAATTGTTATTTCAAGCCCTGCTGATTCTAACAATTCTTGCCTAGATTTACCCGTCCCTAACTCTCTTACCACAACGTCATGCGGCAATATATGTTCGTAACCTTCGTAACCGTTATCTTTTATCCAACCAACGTAATCATCAAGTGATTTGCCGTGGTCTTCGTAGTAATCTAAAATTCTCACTTCACCACCTATTGTTTGTACTACCCATATTGAGGTAGAATCAGACATACCAAGATCCCATGCTGTATAACACTTGCATAGCTCATCGTGTGGTATGCTTCGTATGTGGTTTTCTTTATCTATGTTAGCAATAATCTCACCATAATAAGAACCAACTATAGGTGAGTCAAATGAACATTCAAATTCTTGCTCGTACTTACTATCTCCCATTTCTTGTTTAGCCGCAAGTAATTCATTAGCATCTAGTAAGTTTGTTTGTGACGCTTTAAATTCAAGCAACTTCCACTCTTTCTGCTTGCCGGAGTCAGCACGATCTCTAAGCTCTTTAAAATGGTTGGCTCCTTTAGGCGTTCCAATAAATAAAGCGTAGCCAATACGATCGGCCAAAGCGGGTCGTACAACTTCCGTAAAAAGAGTAGGAGATACGTCCCCAATTTCGTCGATGACAATTCCGTCCAGGTATATACCTCGAAGTGAGTCAGGATTATCAGCGCCATAGAGATTAATACGCCTACCCATGAAATCAACACGAAGCTCCGCAACATTAGCAACCCCTCCTAAAGGTCTTGTGTACTCTAACAAATATTCCCACGCTATACGTTTAGCCTGAGAGTAAGTTGGAGCAACATAAGCAAATCTTGGATTTTTTTTATCACATTTAAGTGCAGAATGTATTAGTTGGTTAATAGCTGATACGGTTTTTCCCATCCTACGATGTGCTACAACAACGTTAAAACGGTTATTTTTTACTGATTGGTGTATTAGTTTTTGTGGCTCTCTTGGTCTGTACCCTGTGTCTAGTACATTTTCTAGTTCATCACTCATCTATACCTGTAACGATTTTAATGGTAATCGGATTGTCTGAGTCACCTGACACGACATTTTCTTGCATTGATTTGCCATCTAATCTATCCCCTAGTTCTTTAATAGCGCTAATGTCACCTTCTGCAGCCTTCTCGTACAATGACTCTGCTACTTTGTGTAATTTTGCGTAATCATCTTGCACCGCTAACTTACGTACAATTTTTCCCCATATTCTTTTATCTCTAGTAGAGTTCTTGTTACCAAGAGGCGCTCCAACTTTTTTATTTTCTTCCATGATGTATCCTATTAAGTGGGTGAGAGGAGCGAGCTCCTCTAAATCGCTACGGTAGGAGAAACCAAAGCGTCACCCGAATGAAATTACTTATTCATTACATACATTGTAACTTCAAAGCCAAATCTCATTTCTGTTGCTTGAGGTTTTGTCCACATAGTAGTATTCCTTATAATATGTTACTGAAATACAAATATCGTAAGGGAAGTTTCCTAAGCCTTACTTGATTGCGCTTGTACTAGCCAATTCATATACACTAATGCTTTCTCGTAGTCTGAATTAGCTGAGTCTTTATGATCTGCTCTGCTTAAGTATTTGATAACGTTACCTTTTAAGTAACCTACAAGCTCTTGTTTTGATAGTTTAGACTCGATAAAGTCTATTGTTTCGATGCCACCAACCTCGTAATGAGATACTTTTGGTCGCTTAAACCTAACAAGCCTTGCATTAATTTCTTTGTCCATTTCAATCTCTCCTATATACCTATATGTATTGATATAAGCCCTTGATTTAAAAGGGCTTTTATCATAGTGTAAGTTATTGTATCTCACAGCTATTACCTGTGCAGGCAAGCGTTTGAGCACTCGTTGTGTTATCATCTTCTTCTAAAAACTCTGTAAAATCAATGTGTTGCGGAGTTTTAGACTTTAACTCTTCGTAAGTTGCTTCGTCGCAGTCTTGGTACGGAGCTTGAACATAAGAATGGTCAGAGTGAGGTAAGAAACTAATACCGCTAATCTCATCAAAGTACTTATAAACCCAAGCGCCAACATCCATCCATTCATGGTCTTTAACAGATATGGTTACTGAAGGCTTATGTTCACACCAATGTCGTTGGTACACTAACCAATTTTCAAGCTGCTCTAATGCCGTCATGTCATTTCTTGTTATGGCATCTTTAGGAGCTTTCATTGGAAAACTAAAAACAGCGGTAGACTCAGGTCTAAATTGCTCGTCTTCTACTTGGACGCCTTTATCTTTGAGAAAGCTGTACAAAGGGTCTTTTTTGTCAATGCGTATAGTTCTGACATAATAATCATTATGCCTAGCATGGATCCCACTAGCAGAATTAACGAGCTGGCTAACAGTTCCACTAGGCTTGACACAAGTAATCGCGGCTGATACTGGTATCTCCAAGATTTTAGCGTATTTTTCATTTGTGTTACGTGCGGCATATCTTAACTCCTCTAAAAATTTAGGATCAGGACTTGATGTTATCTTAGCGTCCATGATACCAGTTAATGAAACACCAAGCAATCTTTCTTCGGCTGTATTTTTTAACCACTCTTGTGATAAAAATTTAAAGTCTATCAAAGTTGATTGAAATGTTCCTAATATTGTAGCAAGTTCTACTTTTCTTTTTAACGTTTGTTTTGTATCGCCATTTCTTACAACAACCTCTGTCAAGTTACAAAATTGTTTGTCACGTAATATAATTTCTGAGCATGGGTTAGTTCCATAGTTTAGACTTTTATCACGTCGACCCCATTTAGCAGCTTGGTCTTGACTTGCTACCCTATTAAATATCCCACGCTCACCTGACTTAGATTTAACTAAAGATAACCACTCTTCCATGTAAACCTCAATATCAGGTTTTTCAGTGTAAGCTACAGAATTGTTAGCCAAGCCTCTCCAAGCAAAATCGTTGTACCACGCGCCCATTTTTGCCTCACGCATACGCTTATCAGTTAAGTTAGATAAAGATATTAACGCAGACCTTCTTACGCCGCCAACAACAACAATCTCACCTATCATACACATAATGTCGTGTACTTCAAGTGATGTTAATTTTCGACCTTTTGCACCAATAAAGAGATCGGTAACAAATTTAAATAACCTTTTTAATGGTTCTGGCCCAGATGCTCTACCACCAAATATTTTTAGTCTTGCACCAGCTGGCCTGATATGTGAGTAATCTATACTTGGTATATCACCATCCCAAAGTGATGACATTAGTTTTTTAAATGCTTTTGCCCAACCAAGTTTACTATCACCAACGACTATAATGTCGTCACAATTTTCAATATCTTCTGGCACTGGAGGTAATTGACTTACCTCTTGTCTTTCACAACTAAAACCCACTCCAGTTCCGTTCATTAGTATATACAATGCTTCTGAAAAAGCTCTTTTGTTATTTACGGCTAAGTAACTGCAGTTGTACGCAGCAATATTATCACGCTCACATGCCTCGCCAGCAGACATCATAAGTCTCATGGATGGCATTACCTCTAAGTTCAAAATAGCTTTGTGCAGCTCTTGTATGTCCTTTTGTAGTTTTGGCTGCGTTTTAGCTATAAAACCTGTTAGTCGAGTTACTGTTTCTTCCCATGTTTCTCTGCGTTTAAGCTCTGGTAAGTATCTAGCGTACCTACTACTAGCAATTATCTCTTGATATAGTTCCATAATTCTCCTTTAAGATACATCTGTTATAAATGATTTCCACCTGTTATCAACTTTTTTCCAACCTTCTACAAGCAATGTCCAGTTAGCTGTTCTTAGGTGAGGCGTGGACTCAGCGGAAGCAATTTTGTTAATCCTAGCATTCATGTTATCCTTTGTTGTTACTTGTATAGCAACTGTATCACCTTCTTTTGTAATTGCTAGTATATCAAAGCACCACAAATCTTGTCTTATTTTAGCCCAAGCATTCCACTTTTCAACAACTTGAACCAATGCATACTCGTCACTTTCTTTAAGTCTTTTTAGTGTTCTTTGTGTCGGTGATATTGCCATCAATTTTCTCCTTTATTGATCTATCATGATCTTCCTTTACCATTTCATCTCGCCAAGCAACTTTTTCTACATGATGTTTAACAAGGGCTCCGTTTTGTTCAAATTGAGTCGAATTAGGTTTTGACCCAAAAATACGCTCCCAATTCTCTACAAGCTTTTTGTCTGTTACTAATCCCGCTGGTCTTCTACCACTACCTTTCCCCATCACAGCTCCTTTTCATTTTGCATGAGTCAATAATATATTTATGTTTAAAGTCTTCAGGTAAATTTATGTTTTCTTTATGTAAACATCGTGTTTCTTTTGGTGTTTCAGGTATATGGTTTTTTATATACTCATGAGCTTCAACGCACGATTTAAACGTACCAACGTAATGTTCTGCAAGACAACAACTATTGTTACCAGCCTCATTACCTATTGCTACCATCAATATAAATTCAGCCATCATAACTTGCTCCTAGTAACTAATAATTCCTAATGGTGTTGTTTCAATAACAGTAAGTTCATTACCATATACAAATGTTTTACCTGTGTCGCTAGGTACTATCTCTAATCCTTGTGAACCGTTTTGATCTACAATTACCATAACTTCTTGTGCGTTGTCTACGATAGTCAATTGACCGTCATTGGGACTGTAATAATTTACCGATTCAGCTAACGCTATTGGTATATAAAACAACATAATTAACAATACTTTACTCATCATAACCTCCAATTTTATTTAAAAACCATTGCTGCAAACTTCTTTGCGTGCCATATTTTTCCTCCCAAGTTTGCTTACCAATGTGGTGTAAGCCTTCTTTGCCTTGGTGGTGATAGTGACATAGCGGCAATATATTATAGTGATCAGACCTAATTCCAATACCAGTGCGATCTCTGATGTGGTGGATGCATGCTGGAGGTAAGTCCTCGACTTCATGGACCTTTCGACAGACCACGCATCCAAACTCAGCGGCTTTACCAAGCCATATCTTTTCTTTTTTAGATGCCATGTAGACCTTTAAAACCTAAGCCATCAGCAAAGCTAGTTATTTGCTTTATATAATCATTAAACTCTTTAACGGTTAACTTTGATGTTGACGGCACAACAGTAACCTCTTCGTCCATAACCTCTATCTTGTGACTTAAATACTTGTACGCTAATAATCCGTGCATTTCTTCAGATGTATACCCAAGGTAATTACCAATCTCTGTAATCAAATCCCAATATAGTTTGTTTTGAGCTGTACTTCTATTACTTTTTTCTTTTATATTGACATAATACTCTTTGTTGTTATCAAGACTCATGCTACCAATCAGCGATATCAGGCTTTGCCTGCTGCTTTTGTTTAACTTGAATTCTGTCATCGTATC